TCGATACAAACTCCATACGATTACTTGAATTAACCATACGTTGGTATTCTAATACTGCTACAGTTGCTTGAAATACAGAAGCATCTGGAAATACGTTACGTACATCAACATGGTCTTTGATTGTCATCAGTGTATCATGAGCTTGTGCTATGAATAACTTACGGTCAATCAATGACTTCTTATCCCATCCTAGCGTGTTCGCTAAATGAATAGTTAATGCCTCTTCACCACGAGCACCTAATGCTCTACCCTTGGCGAATTGGAACAATGCTTTACAGTAGTCACTACCTTGTGGTGATAAGATACCACCACGATAATACATACGACCACGTGCATCACATGTAATTGGAAAGAAACATGATGAACCATTGTGAGCAATAACCTCACGGTACATCATTAACTCTTCTTCTGTAGAATGATACTCATGTTGATTATCTAACATGTCGTATGCAGCATCAATCATCGCAGGAATCATGATGAACTCTACAGCTTGTAATTTGTTGACTGCTGATAGCACATCTTTCGCTACCTTAGTCTTTCCGCCACGCACTAGCTTTAAGTTAGCTAATGCACCAACGCCTGACTTGTTGTCAGTCCAATCCATAGGCTTATACGCCAAAGGACGACATACCATTGAGCTATGTTCACGTAAATCACGAACAATATCATTCAATGCAGTATTGAACTCTAAGTTGAGCTTAACTACTACACCTTCACGAGTAACACCAGTTGCGTCAACATACTCCATCTTATCCAGTTTGTTGGATAATACGCCCATTGCTTGCATTGCTTGGATGTACCGTTTAGCAATACCTTTTGCAGACTCCTTAGACCATTCTACATTCAATGTGTCTTTAGCCCAATCTTGCAGAATCTTGCACAACAGGTCATAAGAGCTATGACCTACTTCAATAGCTGTTTGAAGTGCAATCATCCATAGTGCATGATTCTTCTTCTCCATCTTAACCGCTAACTTACCACGGTCATCTTTGTACTGAATGGTGTAATCACCATTAACCAATACAGGCAATGATGCCAAGTTCTGATTGATGAACATACGGCCTGCTTCACGCATACCAATACGGTTGTTAGCCATATCACGAAGACGTGCAACTTCAGACTCGATACCATTGTTCATTGTTGCTACTAAAGAATTGACGATAACTGACATATGTAATACTCCAAAATAGGGTTGATTAGTTTTGCTCAATTTCATAATGTTGAAGCCCCGCGCATAGCGGTCAAGCGCGGAGCGGTTGTGGCATAGATAGTTATTAGCTATGCAGGCTTCAATGTACACTTACCAATAGACCTAACACTTGCACTGCACATTTACCATGCTTTGTGTGCATCATGTTAGATACTGCATCATAGTTGCCTACCATAGTGTTGGCAGCAATACTAAGACATTCTTCACTAGCTGTTGGATACTCAGCTTGCAGCGTTAAGTACGCGTCGCTAAATGGTATATAGTCGTTGGCTACAGGCTCCTCTAACCCTAAGCCTATTAACCCGAACGCGACGAACCATAGTAACTTCTTCATATATCAAACCCCACAATCCCTAGAATAAACACACTCTTTGTCAAGGTCTTCCCTGACAGCTTACGTCCGTAGTATTGCATCATTGTACCTTAGCCAGAATGCACTGGCGTTGTTCATTAGCATCTGTCCATTTCATCAATCGCCCTGTGCGTAATGAAATGATGTTTAACTTAGGTGTTACTAGATAATAGCTACCGTCATATTCGACAGCAGTTGCCACTTCCTTTCTAGCTTCTAAGTTACGTTCAGCAATACCATATTGCTTTCCGTCAGCTAACAATACTTTGTTTGTACCGTTAGCGTTATTTCCCACAACAATACCAGTCTGGTTCTGGTATGTAACATACTGACCTACTAACATAACATACTCCAAAGTTTAGGCACTACCACCATTGATAGTGCCTATTAAATTAATCCATGTACTCAGCTGGTGTAGTACCAGCTAAGAACTCACGACACGCTGCCTTGTAATACAAAACAGACATATCATAACCTAACGCTTCTAATTGCGCTAGCCACCGCTCACTTGCTTGTTCCCAGTGCATAGTATGTACTTCCTCGAACGTACACTCACAACACTCAGGAGCTTCCCAAGCATTGTCAACGTAGTTCATAGGCGTGCTATTAACGCACAGATAGTACATTACAGTGAATTTCATAGCTTACACCATGATGTTCACTTCGAATGTACCAATACGGTATAGTCCCAAGTTTTCACCTTGGAATACCCGCTCAATGAGCTTACGTTCTGTAGTAGCCTTACCATCACGACGTGCTACTGTCATTAAGTGTTCAATCATTATGTTGATTGCACTGCACTCAATGTAACCAGACCAACCAACTAAGTGTGCATCACTAGCAACACGATACGATACACGATTGTTTGTAACTTGTACTTTGATAATACGAGACATATGTTATTCTCCTTCCTTGAAGAAACCTATATAAACTGAATAACCTACTACTAATAGCATAACAAATACTAATACATCTACTAATAAATCAATTGCGTATACGTTCATAATGTCGCTCCAATGGTTACTACGCGTAGCGTGTTTAATTAGTAAACTACACGTAGTGTGTTTAATAGTGTAAACCAATGTACAGTACAATGGTTATGTCAATGGTAACTGATGATTGAGTCCATGACGCAAAAGAGACATATGTGATTATCCCCTTCACAAAAGAGACATATCCACGAGCGAACGCGAGTGCCTACGAAAGCTACGTTACCGTTAGCAATAGGTTCGAGTGCCTACGTAAGCTCAGCACCAGTGCAATATGTTCAGTAACACTAGTGGTAAACCAATGAGATAACCAATGTACTACAATGAGTTTCACTAGCTGAAACCGTCATTGACGGGTGCATGGGGGAAACCCGCGAAGCGGTTTGACGGGAGTGCCCCTCTACAATTGTTACCCGTTTTTAATATTCCGGTAAACCTTCAGTTTCCATAGACTACGCAATGGTCTACCAATGAGTTTCCATTAGTAAACCACTACGTGATGTAACCTATGTTCTACAAATTAGAATGTAGTATAGGTAAAGTTTGGATATAGTACAGTTACATCAGTACGAGTAGGAGTAGTTACTGGGTTAGCTGCTGCTAATACTACAACGTGTCGTAAACCAACATCTTTAATCCAAGGATGACCATGACCTCTTGATGTGAAGATAGCCATTTTGTTAGTGTCTGCACCTACTTCACCAGCTACGTTATCAGCATGGTCAGTTACTCGACAGACGATATGCTCTAATGCTGACTTACGACCATTTACACCACCAATTACATTAATAGTATCAGTTGATGAAGAGATTTGAGCTAATGTACGCTCAGGGATGTTTAATGTATTAGCCATTTATTATTCCTTTTCTTGTTTAATTTCAGCGATTTGTGCAAATAGTTGTGCAGTCTTTGCTTTAACAAATGCTGCTTTAATTGCTTCTAAGTTCTCACCTTCCGGAGTGAACCCTTCTACGATAACATACTGCTTTAAGTCCTCAAGAACTGTCTGTTCCTGTGCTCCTACAATAATGCCTTTAGCTAGTGTCTTAACAGCTTCTACTTGTTCTGTTAACTTAGCTTTACGTGCTGCGTCTAACTCTTCAATTACTGCGTCTGCTGCTGCTTTTGCTGCTTCTTGCTGAGCTTTAATAGCTTCTTCCATTGCACCATTAGTAAAGTCCTTAGCACGTTCTAATACGTACTCAAGTACTGTAATGAATGTATCTAATTTCTTAGGATATTGGCGACAATAGTTGAATGTTGCACATAGTGCTGTCCGTAATCCACCTAAACAGTTCTCAACATCACGAGGTAAGTCTACGATGTCTAAACGATGTGGGTTTAATGCTTCTGATGTTGCGCTCATTAGTGTTTCCTTTTTGAAGTTATTTTTGTGAACCTGTTCTGAGATAGACCTAGTACACCTTTGTTGTAACCACCTATGTCAGCACCCCATTCTGCGAAGAATGCAATGTTGTCATCGGTAGCTTTCTGCTCCATACGCTTACTTGCGTCTACAGCCATTACTACTACCCATTTCCTTACACAACCTGCTAAAGCATCTAGTCTGTCATCATGCAATAATGCACCTTTGTCACGACTAATCTTAGCTAATTGATGTAATAGTTTATACGATTCTTGCTTATCAAATGGGTATTTCTTAGCTGAATCTAAGTCGTATTGAATTACGTCTGGATGTACTATTAGCTTATGTCTTGCTAGTACAGGTTCTAACGTGTCTATAATACGTAGTTCTTTCTGTCCTGCTTCCCATACATCTTCGATACGTGGGCATGTAGTACTTACTCGTTTGTTATAATGTGCTAACAGGATTGGTTGCCATTGAGCAGCAAACGCACCAAAGCCAAAGTTCTTCTCTACTTCTATTGAGTTTACTTGATGTTTGTATGCTAACTCGCTCAAACGCTCAAAGTACTTCTCGTTGTAACCACCAGGAAGTGCTACCATTTCTGCTAAGAATATGTAGCCATGAAGGAAGTATGTCACGACAGCGCAAGTTTCATCCCCGTTCTCACCACCGCCAGCTGTATCTACATACATGTGCTTACCTTCATACGGGTATAGCTCTGTTGATATGGTGAACGGTCTGTATAACTGAGGCTTACTTGTATAACCTGAAACCTCGACTTGTCGTTCTGGACTTGGCAACCATGTTATTTCGCCAGACCCTTTCTCAATGTCAAACGGCATAACCACTAAGTTCTTTGCTTTCAGTGGATGCCTTAACTCGTCTGACATTTCAGTGTTCAACATGTGTTGCAAGTTGAAGTAGGCTGGTCCTTGGTCTAGTTCCTTCTGGCATAATAGGTCTTCACCTAACAGTACTGGGTCTGTAGGTTTGCCTCTTGTTCCATCTAAACCACCACCACGGCGTAATGACTCGTCGTTATACACTCGTTGTGCAATAAGTGGTGCTAAATGTGGTCCGTAGAACCTCTCTTCTTCTTTTGTAGGGTAACGTCCTGGCCATACACGAATTACGTAACCACGGTCAGGTAAGTCGTTATAGATAGAATCTACTGTCTGAGGTGTACCAAGATACATGATACGACCGTGTTGACAGATTGATGTAAAGTCTTTGGATAAGTGAGCTAATGCTGCACGTTGTAACTCTGTATTACCGTTCTTTGATGACTCGATGTCATCTGGAATTAGTAAGTCTGCACGACGACCTTGCATGTTAGATGTAATACCTATACACGCAATAGATGGTGATTTCTCAGCACCTTTAAGTTGCCAATGGATGTCGAATGCTTTGTTAGAAGCACGATCTCCATGTTGTCTGTCTGGTCGCATACACTCTAATATATCCCAGTTCATGATGATTTGGATAACCCAGTTAGCAATCTCTGTTGCTACATCACTACCTGCTGATACTATAAGCACTCGGTGCTTACAATCGTGTATCAGTTGCCATACTGCAAACATAGCTACTATTGTAGACTTTGCTTGTGAGCGTTGTGCTTGTACCATGCCCTTTTGTGGGCCGTATTGTAAGAACTGGCCTATGTCTATTTGTACATCTGAGCAACGGAAACCCATTAACTCAGTCATACAATCAAACAAGAAGTCCTCGAACTCTGCATAATGTTCACGTAGTGCTTCGATCTCTGCCCAGCGTCGTACAGTTTCCTGTTCTACTTCTGATAGTTGTGAGTATCGTGCCCTGTCGTCTAATATACGCTGGAACTCGTCATCTTCAAACAGACCAGTACTATCAGCATCCAGTGTTTCTACTGGTGCTGACAGCTTTGATAGTTTGCTTAACCGTAGTTCTAGCAACTTCTCTACGTCTGTATCACTTAATAGGTCTACTAGTTGATCTACTGATAGTACTGTCATATTAACCTACTGCTGCTAACTTTACGTCAGTTAGTCGTGAGTGTTTCTGTTTCGCTGCAAGTGCATCTTTCAGACTATTCATACCCTTGTCCACTTCAATGTCACAAGTTATGTTGTTGTCTTTAAGGAACTTGATTGCTGCTGCTAGAGTAGCAGGCGTAGCAGTATAGACCATGTTACCGGTTTCTACTGCGTTGCCTTCTTCATCGAAGGTTGTCTCTGCTTCTTCATGCAACACTTGTGCTGTTAACACTTGAGCTACTGCACCATGTAGTGCTGATAGCTTCGTTTCTGTTGCTTTCATGTCTATCTACCTATTAACACTATTGCGTTACCGGTACATTCAATCTCTATAAACTTGTCGAATGTTACAATCTCGCCTGAACGAGTTGCTGTAACAGCCTCTACTGTGTCGTACGTAGTCCCACCATCGAATGATTCTCTGATAGTGACTGTCCCTGTACCTACCCTTGCTGCGAATGAACGATAACGGTTAGCGTATGGCTCACCGTCATTAAAACGTCTACTTGCTAGAGGTGTTGTGCTATTTATAATTTGCATAGCGTTTCCTTATGTACGTTTTTGTCTTTGTCTCCAAAGTTTATCCCGCACTAACACGTAAAGTTGTACACAAGTATACACGATAGTTAGTACTACTAGCACTGTGTTTAATTCAATACCTGCCATTACTGCCCCCGCCATACTTACAGCGGGGGATGCCTTAGCTATTTCTCCTACTACGGTGTCTTGCATACTAGACCTACACGTTGTTTCATCTTACTAGCGGGCTTGGCCTTGTTTGATGATGCCTAAGATTACTGCGCGTTCAGCTGCTACTTTTAGTACGAGCTGATCATCGAAGTCTGTTTCTGTCTTAGCAGCCGCTTTGTCTAGTACTTTAACTGTGTAGTCAAATAATAGTTCTGCGGCATACTTTGTTACTAAGTGTAGTAATACACTTTTTAGTACTGTAATAACTACTTGCATGTTATTGTCCTTGTTGTCCGTTGTCTAAAGGTTTCTGAGTAAATAACTTACGCCACCAAGGTAGCGCATTGTATTTTTGCTTGTATAGAAGGCGTCTTGCTTCACTGCTCATACGCTCCCAGCCACGCAATTCTTTAAGTTCTTGCATCTTATTAAACATCATAGCTCCTTAA